ATAACTGATCCTTTTCCGTCTCCGTCTTTATATGAAACCGAGAAATTATAAGTATATGGCTTCATATCAGGAGTATATGAGTACGGTTCTATCCTTTTATTTATTTTATATACTTCTGCCCCTGCGTTCTGAGGAGGATTAGCTTCGATCTCAGGACTTACCCCTGAACCACTATCACCAGCACCAGCCCATTCCTGACCTGCTAATTCCGGAGTATGTAATTCAGAGAAATAGAATCTACTATTATCAGGGTCATACTTAAACTTAGGATTATTCGATCCTACATAATTTAATCTCATATATTCAGCAGTCGATAATGATAGAGGATTCGAGGCAGATTTAGACTGGATCGCTAAATTAATATCTCCTGTTCCCCATTCGTTAATATGACTATAATCATATCTTAATCTCCCACTATAACCCATAAGGCACGAAGTTCCGTAGGCGTTGTAATTGTGATCGTATCCCAGTATAGTCCCTGATAGAAGAGGAGTATCTGATCCTGATACATTTTTAAATAATCCAGCATTTATCCCTCCTATCTTTTCAGGATGGAGGACGATATAATGAGTTGATCCGATTTTCCGTTTAGAGGCGAATCCATAAGATAAGTCTCGATCGTCTGTTCCGTCCGTAAGTTTATCCTTATTCTCTTTCTGAAAATAAAAGAATAAAGGAATGGACTGCTGATTAGTAGCTCTTCTATCGTACTCTATATTATCTCCTCCTAAGGAGGCGTTCCTCGTAGCCGAGTACTGTGTATTCATATGAAGATAACGAGCATTATCTACGCTCAGCTTAGTATTAGTACTATCAAAGGGAGGATTGATCGCCTGAGCGTTATCATTACTAAATAATTCAGGATAAGTCTCCTGAGCGTCGAATAATTTTTTAAAATGAAGTAAATGTGCGTCAGTATATTCTAAGGATAATACTATTTCAGAAGTCGTTCTATCGGCGACGGCGATGGATGATCTATTATGAAGGTTAGATCCCCATAAATTATTTACTCCCTGCCCTGCTTCTCTTATTTCAGGTCTCTTATGATATACATTCATAAAGTTAGACCAGTAAGCCCACGCTGATTCCTTTCTTTCTTCTATGGCTATCGATCCGTCATCCCTGTCGAATGTGAAACTATCGAATTGTTTCTCAGCCATAGTAAAATTACTTCCGCATATCTGAGGTTTAAATGTCTCTGTTGTATAATATTGAGACACCGCCTTATCTACTCCCTGATATCTTACCTTAAAATTATAAGGCTCGGATGCCTCCTTTAATTGATCGTTTATCTGATCGGATATACTTGTGGGAGAATTGAATCCTGCTCTCGCCTTAATGTTGATATATTGTTTATATATTGTATATTGAGATCCCATTATATAATCAAATCGAGGAGGGAAGTCGTTATCCTGATTTCCGGTGTTCTTAACCGTCTCTCTTCTTAGTTTAGTAGTACCTATCCTTTTCATTAAAGTATAGCGAGAGCAGTCTGTTCTCAGTTTATAAAATCCGGTATTATTCCCATTAACAGAATTATCATAATACATATAATCATCCGATACAAATTGACCGTCTATAACTTCCTGATAGGGTCTCCCCTCTGCTAATGAATCTAATGAAGTATATGTCGCATTATCAATCGTCTCCGAAGCACTAACAGAAGCGAAGCGACGAGGAAGAGATATATATCCGGAATCTCCTGAATTATTTAAATAATATTGTATTGTGATGTATGTCTCATTATCTTTTATATCATATTCTAATTCAGAGGCGGATACAGTATATTCTTGAAAAGGTGTAATTAATGGAAGAGCTTGTGTATCGTTATCATATGTATCGCCGAGAGTTGTAGGGAATGCCGGCTCTTCTAATGTATAGGGGATCTTCCTCCTCTTACCGAGTGAAGATCCTTTTAATTCCACAGTATCCGCCCCAGCTCCTACCTCTGAAATGTACGCCCCTTTTACTGAGACCTTATCTCCTACCTTTAATTTAATTCCTTCCCCCAGTTCGTTCGTGAATAATGCCTTATTAGTATCATTTCCACTACGAGCCTGAATCGAGTGAAGCCGATTACAATCTAATATGGTTATATTAGTATATTCAGTAGTCATATTTATATTTATATATTATATTTTTATTTTACATTTAAAATCTGTTTTAAAAGAGATTTCCTATCTCCTTCATATTCATATCCAGTATCGCTCCCTATTGTATTGAATTGTTCTTTATCTACTGTATTTCCGTCGTGAGCCACGCATATCATACAATCTCTTATATCTGTCTCTACAATACCGTTTTTTCTGTCTAATATGAATCCAGCTCCCTCTCCCTGTGATGACTTATCGAATCCTCCCATACTATTAAAATATTTCTTAGTGAAGCACATAGTCGCCTCGTGGATCTGATATAATTCTTTACATTTAATACCGGTCAATTTAAAATTATCCTTAGGATATGTAAATATCATCCCATTACTTCCCACGAGTCCAGCTTTATTTATCTTTAAAGTTTCATAGCTATTCTTAATATAATCATTAAGATATATATCGTCGTCGTCGATCATTATACATAATTTCGATTTAGATAGTTTTTTAACTAAATAATTTCTCTTTTCTCCTATTGATTTTTTTACTCGATTAAAATGATATATAACTTTCATAGGCTTTAATAATTCCTGTACTTCTTCGATCTTACAAAATGGCTCAGTTCCGTCGTCATAAATACATACTTCTATTTTATTATGAGGATAAGTCTGAGACTTTAAATTATGAATCCATAATGGAAAGAACTTCGTTCGATTATAGGTAGGAGTTAAAACTGAGATGAGAGGATAATCGTTCATTTATAATAATACTTAATATTTTAATTTTAGAGATTTAACCTTCCCTCTAATTCTTTTAATACTTCCATAACACTATCTAAAAGGACTTGATTCCTTAAAACCTGAGCCATTAGACGAGCATTCTTCTCTTTCTCTTCTAAATATAATTTTTTATATCTGTTTAAACAATCCCACAGCATTTTATATTATTAATTAGATAAAAAATATAAATTATTAACTTATTTTCTTTCCCTGAAATGAAGGACACATACCGACTTCCCTAAGAGATCCGTAGCGAGAGTCTCATCCTCATTAACTATATCGATATCAATAGTATTCAAATTAATCTCGCTTAAATTATCTATGGCGATATATGTTTTTTCCGGACTTTCCATAAATAGAGCTCCTACCGATTGATCTGTACCTGAGCTGAATCGAGGTGCTGAATAGATTACCTGAGATCTTCGACTCTGTCCGGCGTTAAAAGATTTAACCGGTAGATTATTAAGTCGCACGAATAAGGATGTAGTCGATTTAAGTTGAGGAGGAGAAGAGGATGTATATGTAGAAATCTCTAAGTTAGTTCCTGATTTAGTAGCTTCGGATAATACAGAAACACGAGGGAAACCTAATATATGATCGGCATTAGCCCTCGTAGAATCTGTATATAATGTAGGATCAGGTCGTAGAACTGCTACATAGTCATACCCAGCCATTACACCGGAAGCATTAATTCCCCTATATGTATGAGTCGTCCCTGTATTCTTATCCATAAAATCTCGTGTCTCGACTGGAACAGCATCCCTCATTTCTAAATCATTCTGAGAGAGATAAGCCCACCAGTCATTCTCAGGATGAGAATATTTAAAGTCTGTAATCTCTCTTCCGCTCCACTTATTAATCTTTAATGTTCTATCATTAGAAGCGTTCTGAGTACAGAAAGCCATAGGATAAAGATTCCTACAAGTATCACGGACAGGGAGATATCTCGATCCCTTAGCTCCTGTATTCGTCAAGAGATTATAAACGGTCGCCCCAGCCAGTAAATCGACTACTACTTCCTCATTCTTAACTGTGAATCGGATGGCTGTTATGCCTGAGGCATTCGAACTCCAATTATAAATATCTTCGAAATCTCCTCCTGAGTAATCTACCTCTCTCATACTCACAGGATCTTCACCGAAAAAACCCATTTCAGAGCTATCTACTCCTGAATTATAAGCTCGGAGTTTAAAGTTCTGACCTGCTCCTCCTATATTATCCTGTACCGCATAAACACAGAAATCCGCGAATTGATCTGAATATCCTAACTCTGAATTAGCGGAATCATATATGTCCGGCAGGGGTCTATCCTTAACTCCCACACACCTTCTTAATCCTACTCCCCACGCACAGCCTCCGGCATTACTAAGATCTACTTCATATACTCCTTCGTTTAGAGAAAGAGGAGTATCTGTTCCGATAGCTACATTATAAAACGCCTTACCCTTTCTCTGTGCGTAATTAGCGATGGGAGTTAATGTACTCTTCGCTGGGTCAAATGTTAAACCTGCTCCCTCAATATATTTCGAATAAACATTATTCCAAGTCTGAGGGATATTATTTAATGCTGATCCATTAGTCCTCGATTCGAAAGTCATAGTGAATCCTGTGAAGTCTGTCTGAGAAGCGTTTCTAAGAGCTTCACATTTAGCCAGTCCGAAGGTCTCAGGAGTAGGAAGAGCTTTATTTAGAGCAGTCTGAATCTTAGAGGCGAGTTCCTCTACTGATACTTCCTCGACTCCTTCCACTCCTAAATCTGTTATATGAAGGGCGGATGTAGTGTTTTCAAGTGTGATCGATCCGTCAGCCAGTTTTACTCCATAATAAAGATAGAATATAGTTGAAGGATTAATAGTGATTGTACCGTCTTTATTAATTTTAAGACTCTGTACGGCGACCTCCGAATTAGGTGGAAGCTTAATAGGTTGATTCATATGATTACTCCACGAGAAGGCAGATTGAAACTGACCCTGAATATTCGAAGTACCTGCGATTTCATTACTGGCGATTACAAGAGACATTTATTTATAATTTAATAAATATAAAAAAAATATATTATAAATTATAAATAAATGTTTCCTGTTAAAAAACTCCCTAAAAGTGAATCTTATGAGACCGTTGATAAAGTCAGAGCTGATCGTAATGCCGTCAAGGGATTTAAGTCTATGTTGAAAAGAGCTGAGGAAGGTAAGATCCTAATGGATGAAGCATTCATAACGGAATTAAAGATGAAAATTACGGAATTAGAATAATTATATACTCTTAATATATAAATATGCCTAAGAAAATTAAAAAGAAGATTCAGCCTCTACCTCTCGATATGGAAAGGGCTATCAGAGACTATACCGCCGATAAAAATAAAGTAAAGGAACAGATTTTCGAATCTCCGGTTAAACCTAAACCTTTAAAAAAAAAGAAAAATAATAATAAAAATAAAAATGTGAAGAAGAATAATAGCAGATATTAATCCTCGTCGTCGTCTTCTATACCGCATACCTGCTTAACAGCCTTCTCGTTAATCTGTATATTAACCCAGCAATTAACTCTTTTCCCTGAGTAATCGTCCAGTCTTTTACCTTTCATACATCCTTGACCTAATAGATAATTCTTGTACTTCTGAGCTGATAAACTGATCTGAGATTTCTTCATTAACGATTTAATCTGATCTATCGAGATCCAGTCTTTCGAAGAACCTTGTTCCCAGTCGGAATCATTAGGGAAATTGAATAGGGATAAGAAAATATCTTCTTCTTTTTCTTCTTCTTTAAAGTCATTCATTTCTTCTTTCATATTTTCAGGGATGAGAGCCTTAGTTCCATAATTAGAAAAGATAATATGAATGAATGCGTCCATAACCTCTTCTTTTCTACACCACGCTTTAATCTCGTCATCCTTCTTATAGAAATTACATACATTAATCATTTTATTCTCTCCGTTCTCATCCTTCTCATATTGAATTACTCCTTCATTATCCTCGTACATAACCGGACGCAGAATAGGTTTTCCTAATCTCTCGTCGTCTTCATTCAAGAACTTAGATGGGAATCTAAACATATACGCCGTCTCCTTAGTATCTGCCGGCTCGATAGGAGGAAGATCATTACAGAACATACATACTCGACCCTGAATCTTAAAGTTAATCTCGTCTTTATGATTAACACGAGCTTCGATCTTATCTCCTCCGGATGATAGTTTTTTAAGAGTATTACCGTTAATTCTATATTTACCCTCTGAATCAATCGTAATCTCATTCGTTAGTAATAGTCGTCTGAACTCGAAGGGAACGAGCCAGCTTAGAGCCTTCGCTGAATCAGACTGTCCCTTCTTGAATAGAAAGTTCTCTGAGTTAGTACTCCTACAATATTCACCGAAACACGATTCTAACATTCCTACGAGAACGCCTTTTCCACAGTCTCTCTCTCCGATACCTACTCCCCAGTTCTTATCCTCGATATGACCTGCGAGTCCTCGTGCTACATAATTCAGCCAGCAGTTCATAAGATCCTTATCATTATTAAAGATAGGATTTAGTATTTTTTCATATACTTCTTTCACTATTTTCATATCCGGTTCTTTATATTCCCTATTGATCTTAATAGTTGTATGAGTATCCATATCATAATCTACTCTCTCTCCCTTTTTAAAATCATAGTACCCATTACGGAAACATAATTTAAATAGATTCGAAGTCCATAATTTATCTATGAAATCCTCATCCTCAGTCGGTTCTACATATGCGAGCATATCCATACATCCTCTTTTCATAGTCGAATAAGGGATTAAAGTAATATCTTCGCCTACTACTTTTTTCATATAGATATTCATATTACCCACAGCTTTCATTAGGTTTCTCTTGATTATCTTATCATTCTCCGTCCATACATTATTGATCCTCATAAAGATTCTTTCCTGAGAAATAACATAATCATTTTTAAGAGTATCTGAAATATAATCAGCTCCTTCTTTATCAGTAGTAATTACAATTATATCATTTAATTCTTTTACCTTAATAAAAGGCTTTACCTTTAATTTAACCGGAATACCTGTTTCCCTTTCGAGATCACATTCTAATTTATAGATCATTTCTTTATCTAATCTCTCATCCTTCTCGATATGTAAGCCGTCGTGGATCAGAGCCCCTATTCTAAACTTTTCTCTTTTTAGAGAACCCACTAAACTCATTAGACATTTCGCTTCGATTGTCTGTAAGAAATAGCTCATAGCCGTACCGTCGAGATTATGATAAGTCGCACCTTTATTTTCAATCGCTTTCATTCTACACGGTAGAAGATCATTATCTTTTAGAAGCTCTTTACAATTAGATTTAATCTCTCTATCTAAGTCATAAATCGTATCAGGGATATCTGAATCTTTCAGTTTATTATCCTTACAGAATGCCGAGATCGATCCATTATAAAAGATTCTCATAATTAAGACTTTACAATTATCACGACTCAGACCCTTCTTCTCCATACCCTTAAAAAATGTTTCTCTATTTTTATTATAAAAACTTAGGATCGAACAATCATAATTTTTATCTTTAAGAATATGCTCTAAGAAAAGAGGATGGGCGTTAATCATATCTAAATCGTGATAGGACTTCGAACATAGAGCAGACTTAACAACCCCCTTCATAAAAGCCTGAGCGATACAGGTCTCTCCTTCCTTCAATCCCTTAACCTTAATATTTAGTCTTCCGATCTCATTCTGTTTATATTCTACCTCGACCTTTCCTCCTTTCCCCTGTTTTAAATATTTTCCTAATGATCCCTTGTACTCGTCGTCGAGTAGATCACTCATTAATAATTTTTTAGCGGATGTAATATCATACTTTTCCGTTAATGTAAAAGTCTTCATATTATTTAGTTTAGATAATTTTTCGCTGATTTTATTCTCACTCATTATTACTTATACTTATACTTAGATAATATCTTTTTAAGTATAACTAAACGCACTCAATAGGAGGCTTAAAAGAATCGGATGAATATTTTATAGTAGGATTACTACTATAAAAGATCATTATTAAAAAAAGTTTAATTTTCTCGATAGTTTAATTTTCTCGATATTTAAATTATTATATTATTATCCGATAATAATTTTACTTTATTCGGATATTTATTCTTAAAATCTTCAACTCGATCCAGCTTCTTATAATAATTATATGAGCTTTTAGCGGTTAGTAATTCTTTATTATCATTATATTTAGTCTTCTTTACTTCTTTATTAATATTATAATGATTCCGAGCCCTGTTCCGATTCACAACTTTAAAAGCTTCTGTATCTTTAATTCGTTCGTACCTCTCCCTTTCCTTCTTTCTTTTGTTTTCATATTGTAATAATATTTTATTAATGCGTTCGTCCGTGAGGTCAGTCATTTCTATATATATACATAGATATTTTTTTTTTAAATATTAATACGAACGGATGATTTAATATATATATAAATTATATAAATATGCCTCTGACTAAGGATGGAAAGCCTATACTGTTTAAACCGTGGAAGAACACTACTAAATCTAAATCTAAGTACTGGGTTTATGTTAAAGCCGATAATAAGAAGGGTTTTAAAAGAATCGGATTCGGTCATAAAGATTATCAACATTTCAAGGATAAAATAGGAGATTATAAATCATTAGATCATAATGATCCTAAAAGAAGAAAATCATATCGAAGCAGATCCTCAGGAATAAAGGATAAGGATGGTAATCTTACTTATAAGAATAAAAATACTTCGAATTACTGGGCTTATAAGGTCTTATGGTAGATCCGCCTCCGGTTCAGGTTCTCCCTGATCTTCCTCAGGTATTAATGTTAATTTAGTAGGATCTACATCCTCCTCGTTTTTATAAGGTTTAATTTCTCTTAATCCATTACATATTATCGGCTTCCTCACATTCGGATATGAATCATTAAACTTTTTATTAAATCCTCCTATTATATCTAAATCGATATTCGGAGACTGTTCTAATAGATTATCATATTCGGCTCGGCATATTTTAAGGAAATCCCTACAAGGCTTTCTCTTCTTATCGTGAAGAGACAGTTCTATTTCTATATTCCTACTTAATTTACTCCACGCTAATCCTGATAATCTATGTCCTTCCATTATTTCACTATATCGAAGGAATGATCCTAATGTTCCCAGTATTCCGCAGAATATATTTATCCCACCTATTACGGCATTATATCCTGACCTATGAGATACCGGTACATAGCTATCCCCTGCGAAGTTTCCTACTCCTGATAATGTAGATAAAATAATGATAGGAATCTGAATATGATGATATTTCTTTTTATATTTTCTCGTACTTATATTATGTAAATAAGCGTAGCACATACTAACCTCAGCCCATTCACTTAATAGAGATTCTATCTCATTACTCCATTCCTCTATATCATCCGGCAGAGGTCTCGGTGTTTTAAGATCCTTCAAGTCCATATTTATATTTAGTAAATATAATATTCTAAATATAATATTTTATAAATTATATAAATATGTCGGATAACCCTTTCACTATGAGAGACTTAGATAATGTTAATACGAAGGAATCACCTGTTAAGCCTGTCGAGGAAATACTATATATCATTAAAGAAATACATAAGGATATCCACGATCTTAAAACAGATATGCTTTTCATTAAGAGTCGAATCAAGGAGATCAAGATCGAGGAGGATAACATATCGAAGGGATGGGGATTAGGGTGGTATTAGATTTAATTCATAGTCATTTTATAGAAAATTACAGAAAACTTTAATAATTTATAGAAGATATTTATTATATATTAAATAATAAATGGATATTCTGCCGGTCGTGAAATTAGTAGAGGAATTAGAACCCTTAGAAGCTGAGAATGAAAGTGATGACGAAGTCGAAGTACAGGGGGATACGGTTGAAATGGAAATTAAAGACGAGGTTCTCCCTGTGGTAAAGACTGCTAAGCCATCCTTAGAGACTGAGGATATATTCGTAGATAAAGATAAACCTAAGAAAACCCCTGCTCCTAAGAAGAAGCGAGTAATGAGTGAGGCTCAGTTAGAACATTTGAAAAAGGGTAGAGAGAAGGCTCTCGCTGTTCGAAGGGCGAAGGCTCAGGAAAAGAAAGAATTGAAAGAATTACAGACTAAGAAGAAAAAGAAAGATATTCAGAAACTAAGAGAGGAAGTAGGAGAAGCTCCTGTACCTGTTGATCCTGTCGTTAAAAGTACTCCTAAAATTACTGAGGGGATGCCTACTCTCAGCCAGTTAGATCCAGCATTTATTAAGAAATTACAGGAGGACGCTATCGCTGGATATGAAGTCAAGAGAAAGGAACGGAAAGCTATCAAGAAACAACAGGAAGAAACCCATAACCGGAATACCTCTCATATGAATACAATCAATAACGCACTCAATCCCCCTAAGGCTGTGAAATATGGGGATAAGGGATTCTTTAATCATTTATTCTAAAAGTCCTCGAATATTCTCAGAGTCCCATAAAAAGAGGACTCGTCCCCTAAAATGGCGGACGGTTTCCACACATTCACGAGAAGGATTAATGCTTTCTACTATTCTTATTTCTTGTATTCTGTTTTTTATATTTTAGAGGACTTTGAGGACTTTGAGGACTCTCTATATATATATATTATTCTTTTCTTATGGTTTATGACGCTTAGAGACGGTAAAAGGGTGTCCTCGAATATTTATTTCTCTTTTTAAAAAAGAGGACTCTGTCCTAAAAAAAGAGGACTCGGTTTAAAATTGAAATAATTAAAATCTAATAGTATTATATAATGGGCTTTATTTTATCCTGTACGACAACGCCTAAACGGATCGAAAAGCTGATTCAGGTCATACCGCATATCAAGCCTCGATATAAGTATTTCGTAATAAATATATGTGAGGAATATAGAAGATTCGGAAAGTTTAAGCTTCCTAAATCATTATTAAAGTTATGTAAATCTAATAAAAAAGTAGTCTTTAATTTTATAAGTGATTATGGGGCGATTTGTAAATATATGGGAGGATATGATTTTATGAAGAAGAAAGGTTTAGATAAAGATAAATTAATTATATGCGACGACGATACTATTTATGATACGGCGTTATTCTATGAATTAATGGACGATAAGACTAAGGATAATATTACAACCGGATCAGGATTCAATTATGATTCGAATCGAAACTATATAATAGTAGATAATGATAAATGTGATATGGTCGAGGGATATGCTGGTGTATGTTTCGATTATCATCAGTACTCCGATTTCTTAAAGTTTTATATAGGATTCTATAAACACGCCGATTTTAAAAGTGATAGATTAATAGATAAGTTTTTAGTAGCTTCATTTATGGGGGATGATTTCATATTATCATATGAATACAATAATAAATATTCCTGTAAAGACACGAGGAAATATGTAAGACCCTTAGATTATGCCTTCGAGGATGACGCATTACATAAGAACAATATCTTCGGATCTAATATGGGATCATATTTATTTATGTATCAGAATCTAAAAATATTAGATACATTTAAAAAAAAATATTATCTAAATAAAGAAATCAATAATACAACTTTAAAATAGAATCCCTAATAGATATTCTCTTATCCATTATCATTCCGGTTATGTGAGCCGAGAAGTCTCCCTGTTTCCATTTCATTTCATCCGGTAAATCATAATCTCTATAAAAGTTCTGAATGATTCCATACGGTATTATTTCAATATGATTCTTATGATCTTTATAATCATTAATCATTATCTCCTGCTCCCAGTTAGGTTTATGCTTATATGGACTTCCTTCTCCTAACTTCCATATTCGATCTAAATAATTAATATTATCCTGATTATTTTTACATATAATAAATCCAGTATTAAAAGGAGGTACAACTTCGGCGGATAATATAATATCCTTATCTCCCATATATTCTTCGATTATTTTTAATAATTCTATGTTTTCATTAGTTATTAAAATATCATCATCAATCCATACGATAAAAGGAATCTCAGGGTTTAATTCCATTTCCCTTTTTAATAATAATATTTTACTCCACGCAGGAGCTCGATTAAGGTCTAATGATTCTTTTTCTAAAATACATTTATAATCCCATCTCTTACAGTATGAAGAGAATCGCTTAAACATAGGAGAAGAAAAATGATCTCTATCGGATAGACTACATATTAATATTTTATTCATTTATATATAATATATATATTTTTATTATATATAATAAATATGACTTATAAACAGGACTTCAATCGAAAGCATAAGTTTAAACCTTTATCGACATCCCACTCACTTAAAGAAATTAGTGAAATATCAGGATACGAATTAAAAGGATTGAAGATCATATATAAGAAAGGTATAGGGGCGTACAAGACGAATCCCCAGTCGGTAAGACCTCAGATAACCTCAGCGGAGGCGTGGGCTATGGCGAGAGTATATGCTTCTATTAATCCTAAGAGTAAAGCATATAAGATCGATAAAGTTCATTTAGTTAAAAAATCGAAAAAATAATATATATATCTATTATATATAAATGAGTAAATCTTTAAAAATATTAAAAGTAGTAGATCCTCCATCTGAAAAGAGTAAGCCTCTACATCCTAATCTCCCAGCCCCTCCCTCCTGTGTCCTCTTAGTAATGCCTACGAAATCAGGAAAAAGTACGATCATTTCTAATATGCTTTTAAATAAAGCCTTCTACGGTCAGGACTATTTTGATTATGTAAAAATTATAAGTAATACAATAAATAACGATCAGACGAGTCGATTCTTAAAGAAAGCTTTCGACTGTGAGGATCATTATGACGATTCTATGATTCATAAATTAACACAGTCTCAGGATGCGTATGGGGATGATAAGCCTTCGGTCTGTTTAGTTTTAGACGATTGCTTAGGGGAGAAGACGACTGCTTTAAACAATATTTCCAGCCGATATCGCCACTCGAATATCGGATTACTTATGATAAGTACTCAGCTATTCAGGAAGGTCAGTCCCACTATAAGGGCGAATGCGAACTGGATATTAATAGGGAGATTACAGAACTCATCCGAATTAGATAAATTATCGGAAGAATATTCTTCTATGTTCGGAGGAGATAAAAACTTCCGGAATATGTACGGTATAGCGACTAAAAAGAAATATGACTTTATGACCTTAAACCTATCTGAGAATCCTGCTGAGATTATGATTAATTTTGATAAGAAAATATATCCTGTTGAAAGTATGGATAAAGAAGAAGAAGAAGAAATAGACGAAGATCCCCATAATTAAGATAAATTATTATTAATAATTTAATTATAATAATTATATATTATAATAGTATAAATAAATGGATTTCGCTAGTGCTGATCGATCAGGTGATTCAGAGTTTCAGGCTCAGGTTAAAAACTATAATTTCGGAGTAGCAGAACAGAATAGGCAGATTACTAAGGATATTAAGACGGATAAGGATAATGAAAAGACCGCTGAAAAGGATATAGATAATACTGAATTAATGACCCAGCTTAAAGACGCTACGACTCAGGCGACCGGAACAGCAGGGGCAGGGGCTACATTTAATAAAATAGCGGAAGCTAAAAAAGCAGGTAAATCAGTAGCGAGTACATTAAGCGACGCTCAGAAGAAGGCGACGGCGACCGGAGAAGCTCGCCAGCAGTCAGCTCCCTCAGAGGAAGTCCCTGCTGAGCCTGTCCCTGCTGAACCTCCTACTAAGCCTCCGTTAGGCGGTGCTCCGGTGATCGAAGAAGGAGGGACTGACGCAGGAAAGGTCGCAGGAAAGGTCGGAGGAAAGGTCGGAGGACTCGCAGGAGCAGGAGAGGAAGGGGCAGGTCTCCTCTCTCGTGTAGGCGGTAAAGCGTTGAAGGGAGTAGGTGTAGTAGGAGCTATCGCAGGGATGGGGATGGCGATATCAGCTGACGAAAATGGAGGATGGCATAAAATGAGTACAGCCGACAAGCTGGGGAATATGGCTGAGATCGGAGGTGCTGGAATGGATATTGTAGGTACAGCATTAGAAGCCACACCTCTCGCTCCCATAGGTCTCGCCCTTCAAGGATTCGGAACTCTGTTTCAATTAGGAGCAGGGATCGAAGGTGAGATCAGTTCAGCTCAGTCAGTAGATCCTGCTAAGAAGAAGGCTCAGGCAGACGCTAAGAAAGCAGAAGACGCTGAGGCTAAACCTGTCGCTCAGGAGGCAGTTGTTTCTCAGGCTCAGACTGGAAATCTCGGAGTCGCACAGGAAGCTCAATAGTTAATTAACTTTCATAATTTTTTTTTTATTAAATATAATATATAAACTATATTATAAAATATGAGTGTTTCGTTTTGGAAAGCAGAAGGAAAAATACCGATCGAGCAGACCTCGAAAGCTGTTAGTGTTTTAAATGGTTTAGATTTTACAGGAGGACAAGAATTAAGAATTAAAGTTCCTCCGACTACTAATTTCATTAAGCCGGATGAATGTTATCTACAAGGTGATTTCACTATTGATCCGAATAAAGGTGGGAGCGACTATCCCACCGCCTTACAGCTTGACGAGCGGATAGCTGGATCATCTCTGATTAAAACTATTTCCATTTACAGTTCAGCAGAAAAAGGATCAGTACTTTTAGAGCAGATTACGAATTATAATTCTATGGTGGGGATTATGAGAGATTATGATACTAATGATTCCGAGAAGAATAAGAGAGCCCTCACGGAGGGAGCTACGGTATGGAAGCCTCAGACGAGAGGCTCGTTAGGCACGACGAGAAGCGAATGTTCCGACTGTACCCCTACTAATCCTTATTTCACGCAGACCCTTAATGGCTCAGGAAATAAAGTAGTCAATTCATTAGAGTTTAGAACGGTTAAGCTATGTATCCCATTAGAAACAGGTATCTTCCGATCTGAGAAAGTATGGGTTAATATGCTAACCGGATTAGAAATTGTTATTACGCTCGAAGACGCGTACAAGGTTCTCCGCCCTCTTGATAGTGCTATGAGATACCGTCGCCTCCGCCTTAATCCGAGATTCCATTCTGTAAATGGATCTTCTGTTCCGGATGATTTCACGAGTGGATCTGCGACTGATAGATTCTATATCGAGAAAACTAATTCTCAATTAACCCCTGAGACTTGCCCCTTCGTAGTAGGTGAAAGAATTAATTTCGTAGATCCGACTAACGCTTTCGAAGGAAATATGAGCTCGGCTATGATTGTTAGTCAGATCAACGCATCATCAGGGGCAGACGGAGGAAAGGGATTAGTCGAGATTGTATTAGATAGTTCTAAGACTAATAATGGCTCGTCTATTTTAAAAAATAGTTTCTTCCTATATTCCGATTCATTAGCAGAGGGCTCTACGAGCTACACTCCGAAATATTCATTAAAAAATGTCGAGCTCGTAGTTCAGGAAGTAGATATGGGAGCTAATTATGTCGCGGATGTTATGGCGAGTATGAAGGAAAAGGGAGTTATTGTTTATGATATGCTTTCAGCTCAGAATTATCAATATTCTCAGAATAAGGATGATCTTGTTAGTAATATCCGACTTCCATTAATTAATAGTAGGGCTAAGTCTATCCTGTCCCTGCCTCAGGATAGTTCAGTTTATTCTGCTCGTGATCTAATAAATGGAACTGGTACATATGATATCGGTGCGATATCTACGATAGACGGCACTCTTAACGCTGTGGATCAAATGAGAGGCATCTCTGATTTCCTTACGGATTATCAGTTTATCTATGACGGTCGCCTTCAACCGTCTCGCCCTGTTAAAGTATCTAAGACCTCGTCGAAACACAGTATCGATCAACAGCCATTAATCGAGACGACTAAGGCTCTTCAACAGGCGGAAATCTCAGCTCGATCCCTAAGTGAATATAATCGTAATTTTATCGTATCTCGTGCCCTCGCATTAAATAAGGGTGTATATGATACTCGTAATAAAGATTTCAATCTTCAAGTCAATTATCAGGGAGCGACTCCTACTAAGAATAAATTATGGAATAATTATGTATTCCATATCCGAAGAGTCAATATTACAGGAGATAACATTTCGGTAGAATATTAAATAATATTAAGACATTAATTATCTTTTTTTATAAGTTTTTTTTAAAGAATATTTATATATTAAATAGTATAAATATAATGAGTAATCGCTATTTAGAAATCAAGCCTCAGAATCACAACGCTTCTTTTTCGTATAATGAGGGTCGCCCCATCATATCATTTCAGATCTCCGAGCAGGAAGCTCTCCTTCTTCCTCGCTCTGTCCGTTTCTGCGGACAGTTCAACGCCTACACAAACACTTCACGCTCGATTAGTGCTGGGGATAATTTAAAAATGGATAGTCGCTTAGGTGTATGGTCTATCGTGGATCAGCTTGTTATCTCTTCGGCACGCAGTAAGCAGACAATAGAACACCTTAGACACGCGAACAGATTCTATTCCACATTCTTCCCTGCGACCGCAGACGAGAAACATTTAATCGGAGCATTCGGAGAAATGGGTCTCACACTCCCTTCCATAGACGGACAAATGAAAAGTGTCGTACAGGAATCAGGGGCTCAGGCTCTAAATGCGAATGAGTTCTGTATCCACCTTCCCTCAGGACTCCTATCAGGTACTTCTGCGATCCCCCTTTCAGCTCAGAGCGGAGTCGGTGGATTACAGATCGATATCCACCTCGCACCGAGTTCGGCAGTTCTATTCGATAATGACGGCGACGCATCCGGAAACAGTCTCTTAGGTGCTTTCTATGAGGTCTTCAACTGTAAGCTTGTATGCGAGACCCATATGCCGACTCCTGAGGATATGCCTTCCGGTGATGGCGGTCAGTTAGAATACAATTCTTTCTCAGGATATTATCAGACTATTAACTCTACTAATGCGGAGATCAATTTCTCTCTCGGTCTGAGCCGTGTAAATAGTGTATTTATGAACTTCATCCCTTCTTCGTATCTTAATAATCTGAATCATAATTCACTATCAACCCTCATCCCCACGAGAGCGGATGGTACTATCGCAGATCTAAGGCAGTTAGTTTTCACTAAGGGCGGAGTAAGATATCCCCTTGATTATAATATCGATACAGCATTTAAGCAGGACTCTAAGCAGAAACAAGTCGATCCTCAGGTGATCCGTAATGGGCTAAACGCTATCATTCCATTTAATAAAATTACTCATTCCATAGTATCTCCTGTTAATTGTAATAAGAACTGGTCTTCGAACGATAACGCCGTACTCGGAGGCGGTCTTAATTATATAGTGGGAGTCGCTTATGATACCGTAGGCTCTGATACAGCAGGAGGGAACTTTATGAATGAAAACTGGGGAGTTCAAATGGATCTCGATCTAACTGATAATCACCCAGTATCGGCATATATATTCGTCCATTCGAAACAGACTCTAATCTTTAAGAACGGTCAGGTACAAGTTATTCAATAGTCAGATAATATCCAGTTCTCATTCGAAGGAGAGACAGTAGCTCATACGATCCCCTCCAAGTTTTATTAGGATCATAGTGGTCGAATGCCTCCCAGTCATTTATACTATCAATTGTTCCGATTACTTTATTAAACTTCTCTTTACCCCTTCTCTCGTCTTCGGCGGTCTTAATAATTTTCATAATCAATTGATTCGGAAGATTACTGAAAATACTCATACTTATCGATTCTATATCAGTATAAGCCCTTCTTCTTATATCCCTTTTCTCTATGCGTATGATAAAGATATGTACTAATTAATTTTTCTATACTTTTCATTTACATTTTTTTTTATTAATTTTTTATATATTAAATAATATAAAAATGAGTTATACAAAAGACGACATCCCTGACTTTCTCGAAGAAGTAGGAGCACAGCTTACAGATAAAGAACAGCGTATCGATACTGATATTTTAGAGCCAGTAGTATTTTCGGATAGTTTCATCCGATTCCAGTTTCAGAATAAAGGTCTATTGAATCCTCAATCTCGTATATGTTTTTCCTTTACAGATCCTTCAATTAATAACGCATTCCTTCCTATGGGTGTCGGTATCGGAGCTCTTATTCAGAGAGCCACCTTTAAAATCGGCGGTAAAACTATATGCGAAGTAGAAGACTGGGCTCACTATGATTTCTATAAGTCTCTCTTTATGGATCAGCAGGTAGTTAAAGAAAGAGAACAATATCTCAGCGGTAGGATGGTCTCGAATGGTGTAGTCTATAACGACGATACTAATACTTCATCCTTCGTAGGTATGGATTTAGGTCGTGAATACACTACTGGGGCTACTCCGATTCAATCGGATATGGGAGTACAGACATTTCAGGAATTAGACCGTACTCCGATTTTCTCTATTAAGCTCGAAGACCTCTGCCCCTGCCTTCGTGGGGTTCAGCTTCCCCTCTTTATGTTATCGGAAGAGGTTCAGCTTGAACTAACTCTCTCCTCGACGAGAGGGGAGCGTGTCTGTATGCCTTTCGCTCAGAAGGCGAAGAAAGATCAAGAGATTAAACTTAATCAGGACGAAGTCCGCCTCATCGCAGATTACACATTTTTAGACGGCGATCAAATGGACGCATACGCACAAGAGAACTCTGATTATGAATATACCTTCTTAGAGCCTCGTCTGACTAAGACGACTCTCGCTTCTGCTACGGCGTGGGAGAATCAGATCCGGAATGTGGGAGGTGCTGGTCGCCGTGTTCCTAAAATGTTCGTTATGGTTTCCTCTGATAAAATGGGTAATTCATCCACAGACGGAACGAAGGCATTAGATCATAATATGCTTACTCTTCTTAATGATTACCGTGCTATCGCCCCAGCTACCGGAGGCGAAGCAGGTGGTACATATGGAAGCTTGACCTCGAATATTAAAAAGAATGACGCTTTTATCTTCCCTATTGATAGAAGTAATTCGGCACTACACTATCACGGAGTTCAGCAGGCAGAGGGGGCAGTCCCTCATATTACGAGAACTATGTATTCTCGTCAGGGTAATAGTCTCGCTAATAATGAGTTTCAGAGTTTCGTTATCGATCAACAGGACGAGCTTTCCGGTCAGTTCTTCGTACAGGCATATCGCTTCCCTGACGGTGCGAGAGTCGATTCTCGTGGCTTAGAGCTTCATAATAAATACTCAGGCTTCACCGCCGAAGAAGCTCCCTTCACTCAGCGAGCCTATATTGAATTAGAGAAGAAAGTAATGATTAAGGGTGGAATAGTGGATACTATGTATGAATAAATATATATGTCCTCGAATATCTAAAAGTCCTCAAAGTCCTCAAAAATATTAACAGAAAAAGCAATCATCACAATATAGAATCAGGATCATATAATAGCCTGATTTAAGATATCCCTTTTCTTCTGTAAATAAAAGGAGACTTTAAGGACATAGTCCTCATTTTTATTAATTTACTTTTTCGTTAAAAAATTATAATTTAAATAAAATCTAAATTATAATATAGAGAAATGGATAAAGAAAAACTAATCGAAACTATTAAGAAATCTCGACCTAATGCGAAGGATTCAACTCTTAAAATGTACGCCTCTAACCTGATTAAACTAATGAAAATATATGATAAAGATAATTTAGACTTCTTAAAATCACCGGATCAATTAGAAGAGAAACTGAGTGAATTACACTATACAACTCGCCGGAATTATCTTAATTCGGTCATAGTATATCTAATGAGTGTTAAAGAAAAGGATGATCCTTTAATTAAAGAGTTTTCCGACCTGAGAGATTCACTAAATAAACAATATGAAGAAGAGCAGGCTACCGGTATTATATCTGATAAACAGAAAGAAAACTTCGTAGATATTTCCGAAGTGAATAAAATGATTAATCAAATGGGTACGGAAATTAAAGATAAAAAAATTAAAAAGAAAGAGGATCTAACCGCTAAGGATAAGAGTCTGATTCAGGTATATACTTTATTTAATATTTATACACGCCTTCCCCTAAGGAATGACCTCGCTGGGATGGAGGTAATTAATAAGCGAGCTTATAATAAATTAAGCGAAGAAGAAAAGAAAGCAGAGAATTATTTAGTGATTAATAAGAATAATATGTTTTTCGTATTGAATCAATATAAAACGAGCTCAAAATATAAAGAATTAAAGATCGATATTCCGAAAGACTTAGAGAAAGTATTAAGACAATATATTCGAATTAATGGGATGGGAGTATTATTTAAATCCTCAACAGGTAAAGCTCTGAGTCGTAATGCTCTGAGTCAGCTTCTATTAAAGACGAGTCAAAAGTATATGGGGAAATCGATCAGTTCAACTATGTTAAGGAAGATCTATTTATCTTCGAAGTACGGAGATATGAAAGAAGAATTAGAAAAAGATAATAAGGTAATGGGACACAGTAAGGAAGTGGCTATGGATACATATATTAAGAAAGTTCAAGTAGAGAAGGATGAGTAGAATAGTCTGCCTCCTGACTTTCTAAATAATTATCTAATTCCGATTCCTGAAAATATTCCATTTTCCATTCCATAATCATTTCGAATATACACATATTAAAATCCTCATCCTCAGCCGTAGTCTCGCTATCGTACTGTAAATAATCACCGAAATATTTAATATCGTCGAGGCAGTTAGTAAATCTTTTTTTATTTTTTAGTCTATGTTTCTCTTCACGATCCTTTTTCATTTCTACGGTTCTCGCATTTAGAATCATAGTCATTAGATCGGAGGGAAGATAATTAGTATTCATTTATATACTTTCATATAGATATTATTTCTTTAATATACTTTTAATATTCTCGCGTTTAATTTCTGTAAAAATAAAATCTAAGTTTATTATATAAATATGTGGAATATTATCGAAGATTTAGAATATGGAAAAATCCGTGAAAGATATGTAATGAATTATCTTAACGATAATATATATTTCGAAGATAACTTGAAGCTTTATTCAAATAAAAAAAAACAAGTGGATTTAAGAAATAAAGAAATAGTGGGAGAATTAAAGTCTCGTACTAATAATCACGATTCATATGAAACTACATTTTTCGGATATAATAAAATAGAATATCTGAAAAGAGAAAAAGAGGAAAGGATATGGAAGTTTTACTTTTTATTTATGGACGGTCTTTATGTATGGACTTATAATGAGGATCAATATGAGATCAGGGATTACCATCATAAGGAGAGAGGGATAATAGATCAGGTATATATTCCAGTAAAGTTCTTAGAATGTCTAAGTCGTAAAATTAAGAATCATAATGATATTAGTCGAATGTTATTGTAAATGATCCTCTATGAGAAATTAAGCCATAGTACTTTTTAACTTTACATTTATTTTTAAGCTCCATCTCTTTTTTAACTCTATTCGAAATTATAGGATATATCTTATCTTTTAATTTAGGATCATTATTAAATAATTTAATAGCACGACGAACTGAGGGAATATCTCCGTGAATACATAAATCTCGTAGCTGTATATCTATTTCGGTGAAATCATTAAAGATACTCATATCTATATTAAATCCATTATTACAATATACTATCACTTCCTTACAGAACTTCATTATTTTATTTCTGTCTTTAATCGATAATAATTTATTAGGATTCTTCCCCTTTACATATTCCTTTAACTTATCTATATTCTCGATATTATAGATATCATTTTCAGGCGGTACATATTCTAAACTACATAACTCCGCCCATAATTTCATAGACATAGTAGATTTATCCATAGTATTAAAATTAGGAATATCGATATTAAATGCTCGAATCAGTTCAATCATATCTCCCTTAGAAAAAGTTTTATTAATCATTTATATTATATTAATATATTTTAATATAATATAAATAACCTTATGCTGACCGCTCCGGAATTAGTGAAATTAATTAAAGCTCATAATGTCTTATCTAAGATTACCATCCCTAAGAAAATGAGAGAGGATGTAAATGCCTTAGTGAAATTGATAGAGTCTAAGAATTATCAAGTGGATCATAAGAAGAAATCTATTAAGCCTAAGGTTAGTCGAGGGAAACAGATTACTCTTAAACAGGCGGAAGGTCTGACTGCTCCTAAACCTAAAAAGGAACAGACTCCGGCACAGACGGAAAAGAAGAAAATGAATGAAAGAAAGAAGATCATTCAATTTATATTAAAAAATAAAGATATACTAAATGATCCTGAGGTGAAAGAACTTCATAAAGGATTAAGATAATTTCTTACTGTACTTAGGGAAAACCATATATCCATTCTCGTCATCCTCCTCAATAATCCTAAGTCTCATTAAAGCCATTAAACAATTTAAAAAAAATATATGATCTGATCTTCTTATAGGTTGAAGATTCTTCTTTCGAGTGTAAATAAGATTACAGAAAGAAATGTATGTCTTAATCTGAAAATGAATCGGCATCCCTTTACTTTTATAAATTAATTCTTCTCCCTGTTGTATATATCTTTCAATCGATTTCTTTTCTGTTAAAGCGTAGCTACTAATGAGAAGTCCTTTATAATATAAACATAAACTTCCCTTCGATCCTTGATATATCATTCTTTATACTTGAATATATATAAAATATACTCTTTAAACTTAAATTATGATAGAAATATACTTATTAATCTAATATTATGCCTAAAAATAGGGTATTTAAAGAATAAATTAATTAATTTATGTTTCTTTAAGTGCTAAAAGAGACATAATTCAGGTTTAAAGGGTATATTTATATCATAATCTTAGATTAAGCAAGGCTTAGGAAGCCATTCAGAGATGGATTGACCTCGATTTCCTCCTGTACTATATCACTCGTAGATACCTCGCTCTCTGTTTCTGATTCCGGTTCATAATCAGGATCTATAAAACATTCATACTCTTCTGCTATATGTTTTAAAATCTCTAACAGTTGAACCTCACCTCGCCGAGCTAAAAAAGATTTCAATTCTTCTAAATCCGGATTCATACTCATTTTATAATATAACTTAGATTTTAATTTTAGGGAAATGAACCTATTTTACTTTTTCTTTAATCCTTGTAAAATCTGCTGGGCTAAATCTATTTCATTTACTATCTGACTTTCTATTTTATATATTACAGCTGAATCAGAATTGACTCTACTAAAAGACTGATCCGGATCGTGGATGCTCGTAGTGATATTCGTAATAGTCTTATCCTTCGTAATTGTAAATACAAAATCTCCTCCCTCGCTGAAATAGAAGTCTCCTCCGCTATATTGTTTATCACACACAGAAACGACACCGAGACGATTATTACTATTCTCTCCTCCTATATAGTGAGGACTGTCTATGATATCTGATCGGATACAGTAATAAGGTCTTAACATTTTTCGAGGGAGATTGACTGCGGATAATCTAATGCTGAATGCGTTATTCGTTATAGCAGGGAGAAAGTCTTGATCGATTAAAGTAGAACTGGAAGGGAGCTGAGTCGTATAATATAATGCTCCGAATTGATTCACTATAAAAGCTCGTGTATCTGATGAAACTATCTGAGCGTTCGTTGTAGGAATATTTAAATTATTTATATTACTATTTATGATTCTCGATTGTCTGTTATTAGTCGAGGTTAAAGTCTTGTTGAATTGATCGTACGAAAAACCTAATATCCCCCATAATCCATTATTCCATTCATCCTCGTCATATCCGAAATCAGATATAAATATTCCTGACTGACTATCGAAAATACTCCACGGCGATATACTTCGATTCGGTTGTGAAATGTCTCTTTTAATAACTGATCCTTTTCCGTCTCCGTCTTTATATGAAACCGAGAAATTATAAGTATATGGCTTCATATCAGGAGTATATGAGTACGGTTCTATCCTTTTATTTAATTTATATACTTCTGCCCCTGCGTTCTGAGGAGGATTAGCTTCGATCTCAGGACTTACCCCTGAACCACTATCACCAGCACCAGC